TCTCCTTCGCGCCGTGGAGTAATAAACAATGGAAATTAAAATTGAAGTAGAAGAGTTGCGGAAGAGGTCACTCTTTATAGCAACCCCAATGTATGGCGGCCAGTGTCACGGTAACTATACTCGCTCAATGTGTGACTTAACTGCACTTTGCGTGAAGTATGGTATCAACATGAAGGTCTATTATCTTTTTAACGAATCACTAATCACAAGAGCTCGTAACTATTGTTCTGATGAGTTTATGAGAAGTGACTTCACCCACATGATGTTTATTGACTCTGATATTGGATTTGATCCTAACGATGTTATTACATTGTTGGCTCTTCAGTCTGATGAGTCACAATTTGACATTATCGGTGGTCCATATCCTAAGAAGTGCATTTCATGGGAAAAGGTTAAGCAGGCTGTTGATAAGGGTGTTGCAGATGAGAATCCAAATGCTCTTGATCAGTTTGTTGGTGATTATGTATTCAACCCAGTTATTGCTAAGGAAGGCCCAACTCAGATCAAGCTAAGTGAGCCAGCTGAGGTATTAGAGATTGGTACTGGCTTTATGATGATTCGAAAGAATACATTCAAGAAGTTCCAAGAAACATTCCCATATCAGTCTTATAAGCCAGACCATGTTCGTACGGCTCATTTTGATGGATCAAGAGAGATCTTCGCATTCTTTGATACACCAATTGATGGTAAGAGAATGTATATGGGCGCTGAACTTCGTGCATACTTGGAAGCCAATCCAGGTGCCACACCCGATGATATTGTTAAGTTTGTTGATGATCCTAACAATACTATCCTTAGACAGTATTCTAAGAGATATCTCTCTGAAGATTATATGTTCTGTCAGTGGGTTCGTAATATGGGCTTGAAGGTTTGGTTGTGTCCTTGGATGCAACTAAACCATACTGGATCTTATACATTTGGTGGTAGTCTTGCTGCCCTAGCATCTGTTGGTGCTGCTGCTACAGCTGATGTTTCTAAGATTAAAAAATAACTTGAGGTAATTATATTATGGCATTTGATAAACAAAAAGTGAAAGCAGTCCTTGTTGAAGTTTCAAATTCATTGACCCGCATTGATGCAGAGAAGGAATTCGTTAAGGATGCAATTGATGCTGCATCTAAGATTCATGAGATTCCTAAGAAGACATTAAACAAAATGGCAAAGGTATTCCATAAAAATAACTACGCCCAAGAGTTGTCTTCCATTGAAGAATTTACTACAATGTATGAGAATATTGTTGGTAATACTGAAAAGTGATAAGGGACTTATTATATTATGAAAATTTCTACACAGACCCTACAGGTCTTAAAAAACTTTGCGTCGATTAATCCTAATCTGTTGGTGAAACCGGGAAACGTACTCAGTACAATTAGCACTAATAAAAATATTCTTGCGAAGGCTACGGTTACAGAGTCGTTCCCGGTCTCATTTGCTATCTATGATATGCAACAGTTCTTGGGTGTGATCAGTATCTTTGAAGATCCTGATTTTACGTTTAATGATAACTCTGTAACTGTTTCTTCTGAAGGAAGATCGGTAGAGTATGTTTATGCTAGCCAGGAGATGGTTGTTCACCCTTCTGAGAGTGTAATTCAAAAGATCGCTGTAGCCAATCCTGAGATTACATTTGATCTTACCGCCCAGGGCCTTAACGAAGTAATTAAGGCTACAGCTATCCTACAGCTTGATAAATTGAATGTCATTAGTAATGATGGCAAGGTTAATGTTGTTGTTGCTGACCCTAAGAACCCATCCTCCAATAAGTTCTCTCTTACAGTCAACGGCACCGCTAATGCAGACCTAGCAATGGCATTTGCCGCTGAGAACTTGAAGTTGATTGCTGGAGACTATAAGGTTAATATTTCATCCAATGGTGTGAGTTCATTCAAGAACGATAAGCTAAACCTAGAATACTTTATTGCTGCAGACGTTAAGTCGAAGAAGGCTTAATTTATGCTAGAAGAAGTATTATGGGTTGAAAAATACCGTCCTCGAACTATATCTGATTGTGTCCTACCTAAGGACATCAAGAAGACATTCCAAGCATTTATTGATAGTGGCACTATCCCAAACTTGCTACTAACTGGTACCCAGGGTACTGGTAAGACGACTGCTGCCAGAGCAATGTGTGAGCAGCTCAAGTGTGACTATATCATCATTAACGGTTCCATGAATGGTGGTATCGATACATTAAGAAATGAGATCCAACAGTTCGCTAGTACTGTATCGTTTGGGGGTGGAAGAAAGATGGTCATCCTAGATGAGGCTGATTATCTCAACGCTCAATCCACCCAGCCAGCTTTGAGAAACTTCATGGAAGAGTTCTCAAAGAACTGTGGATTCATTCTAACTTGTAACTTCAAGTCCAGAATCATTGAACCATTACATTCTAGATGCTCTATTGTTGAGTTTAAGATCCCTCCTAAAGAGAAGCCATTGCTTGCCGGTGAGTTCTATAAGAGAACCATCAAGATTCTCGAAACTGAGAATATCAAGTTTAATAAGAATGTTGTTGGTGAGCTGATTGCTCGCCACTTCCCTGACTGGCGAAGAGTACTCAATGAGCTTCAGCGGTATAGCGTTGGTGGTGAGATTGATTCTGGTATACTTGTTAACCTATCTGATGAACACTTCACCAAGCTTGTTACTATCCTAAAGGATAGAAGGTTCAATGATATGAGGAAGTGGGTGGCTGAGTCTAATGACATTGAACCATCTGTCCTTTTTAGAAAGATCTATGATTCGCTATCTACAATTCTTAAAGGGACATCTATCCCACAGGCTATCCTCATTCTAGCTGACTATCAATACAAGGCTGCATTTGTTGCAGACCAGGAAATCAACCTTGTAGCCTGCCTTAGTCAGTTGATGGCAGAGTGCGAATACGTATGAATCCGTTCGACTTTGTAAACGCCATCAATTATACCAAGATTGATGTGGTATCTACCTCGGAAAACCCGGAAAAAGCCGAGAAACTATACAATCCATATTTGGTAAACCGTAGTTTGTCGTATTTTGCGGATACTGTGCTCTATTGCAATGAAATGAACCGATTCCACGAATTAGACAAAAAGCTTCAGTTTGATTTTCTTCTAAATAGTATAAGGAAGAACAAAAGGTTCTCCAAATGGCATAAAGCTGAAGTGGATGAAGATATACAATTGATTTGTGATTACTACAAATGCAGCATTAGAAAAGCAAAAGATATTGTACAAATACTTTCTACTGACCAGCTTAGACAATTAAAAGAAAAAATGAGCGTAGGTGGAGCGAATAGATGATCACAGTAGACAACTTTATTGAAGTCACTCTAAAGCAGAATGATGACTTCCTAAAGGTTAAAGAAACCTTAACAAGAATTGGTATTGCATCAGAGAAGAATAAGACTCTCTACCAATCTTGCCATATTCTCCATAAGAAGGGTAAGTACTATATAGTACACTTCAAGGAGCTGTTTGCTCTTGATGGCCGCCCTTCATCTCTAACAGATGACGACGTTGCAAGAAGAAACACAATTGTTAACCTACTTTCCGACTGGGGTTTAGTTGGCTTGGTAGATGTAGAAAAGACAAAAGAGCCAGTTGCTCCAATGAGATTAATTAAGGTCATTCCATTCAAGCAGAAGAGTGAATGGCAATTAGTAACCAAATACAATATCGGAAGAACAAAGAAAGGTGACGAAAGTGGTCAAAGCGATCAAAGCGAATAAAAGAAAGAAAGCTAAGGCAATTGTAAAGAAGAAAAGAGCAAAGAAGGTTCAAGCTGAGCTTGTAGAGGCTACTGCTCCTTTGGCTGCTGCTTCTGCTGACCCTGATGCTTGGGATTTTGGTGGTGCACCAATTCATTTTGATAAACCATGGGTCCCCGATAGTGTTGACATTGATGGAAAGAAGAGTGATAATGATACTCCAATAACTTTTTGGCAAGCCGTCAAAGAGATGTTTGGATTTAAATTTAAATAGGAGAATACAATGGGTACGTTACTAGTAATCGTTCTACTAGCTGTTGCTGGGTATGTTGTTTGGAAGCTTTTGAAGACTCCAGACCTTAACCAAGATGGTAAGGTAGATGCTCAAGATGTTGTCACTGCTGCTAAGGAAGTCGCTACCGAAGTGAAGGCCGAAGCTGATAAGGTAGTTGAGAAGGTCAAAAAGGTTCGTAAGCCAAGAGCACCGAAAGCAGGCAACTAAACGAATCTCGTTTGGATGCATGCTGTTACCTTGTGAGAACAAGGTATATTTGTAATATGGCATCATTCTTATTACGGCAAAACCACGCGGATGTTGTAACTCCTTGATTCTACAGGAGTTGTAACTCCGCGTTTTTATTAGGATTTTTAAACTATATGTAACCTGTTGATTTTTAAGGGTACTGTATGTTGACCCTAGACGACCGGTACCGTATAGTGCCCACATTGGTTAGGTAGTCTAACTGATACCGAACGACGAGTTCGGGTATTGTTATGTTATGTGAGGATTTATATTATGGCTTCTATTACTATTCCGGGAAATGATGGCCCGTTGTCCATCGAGAATCTGCCGCTCAATAAGGTTGAGCGTGCTACTGTCGCCGCTGAGACGCTTGTCGCTGGTGGTCTTTCGAATACTGCTGTCCTTGGCAAGATGTCGAAGTACCAGACCGAGGCTCAGGTCGACATTCCTGCGTCTGTGACCAAGACGGTCAAGACTCCGAAGGCTGCTAAGGTTGTGGCTCAGGCTGCTCCAAAGGCAAAGCGTGCTAAGGGTGCTAATAACGCCAAGCGTGCTCGTGCTCTCGAGATGTTCAAGGACATGACCGCTCAGGGTCTCTCGCAAGAGAAGATGCTGAAGGCTGTTCAGGACGAACTCAAGATCACTTATGCGAACACGTACTACTACTACTCGCGAGTGTTCAAGAAGGCCTAAGGCAAACCGGAGGCCGGCTTCGGCCGGCCTCCCTCTTTTTGAGGTGGTTATGTTTCAGAAGTTTGATCCAGTGCAGACTAAGAAGTTCTTGGAAGAGGCTAATAACATTGTCGCTACCGTTAGTTCGGTAATGGCGAATGAGGGTAACGACCTCACGTCCAAGGACCTCTACGATCTTGTTGAACGAATTGAGCGGGCAAGGAATCTTCTCTTGACCGTTGGTGACCGAAAGTACTTTATTGAACGCAGCCAGGAGGTTGCATAATGAGTAAGTTGAAGAACGACCTGATTGGCGAAGACTTTAAAAAGCTTCTTGGTGAGATGGTCGCAAGCCCTAATGTTTCGTTGGAAGAGGTTAAGACCTTTTGCATTGAGCTGATCAATAAGGGCGTGAGTAGCAGAGCGAAGAAGGATACATTCATTCGTGAAGTTCAATCTGCCAAACGAAAGGACATGGCCGCTTGGCCTGTGTATAGTTACATCCTGGCTGGTGAAGGCAAGAAGGTAGGTTAATTATGGTCCACTATGAGTACGAGGCAAAGCATATGTCGTTCTACGAGATCAAAGAAGCAAATGGTTTTGTGAGTATATGGTCAATGTATGATGGCGTCAATGATGTCGAAGAGCCATCTCCATATAAGGCAAGAACGATGTCTTATAAAAATAACTGGGGTGAGCCTGTTGATGTAACATTGCCAGAGGGTAATATTACTTGGCTCGATCTTTGGAAGGCTGCCGAGAAGTGTATAAAGCGTTCAGGAGACGACCACCACATTTTTATTGAAGGCTTCAGGCAGAATGGTGGTATTTTGGAGTTGATTACAGGTAGCTAGTTGACTTTCTAACTTAAATCTGTTATAAATATAGACGCAGGTGCCATAACGGGCCTGCGTTTTTTATTTAACTCGCTTATTAAGGAGATAAACTATGACTAGACAAACATTAAGTCTATTCGATCATATCGATCGTCAGTGGCATAACCACACAGTCGGCTTTGACAGAGCATTTGAAATTTTACAGCATGCTGCTAATGTAGCAAAGACGAATGATAACTTCCCACCATACTCATTAGTCAAGAAAGATGACTTCAACTATGAACTGGAAATGGCAGTAGCCGGATTCAGCGATAACGATTTGGAGATTGTATCTTCAAAGAATCGTCTATCTGTAGTTGGTATGAAGCCGGAAAAAGATAATAAGGAATATATTGTGAAAGGAATTGCAGGACGCAGTTTCGCTCGTGAGTTTGTTCTTGCTGATACTATTGTTGTTCGGAATGTTAATCTTGTTGATGGTATTTTGACAATTGCTTTAGAGAATGTAGTACCTGAGGAGCAAAAGCCAAGGAAGATTACAATTGGAAAGAAGCCAATTGAGTCCAAGGCAGAACTACTTGTTGAAGAAGACAAGTAACTAACAGAAAGGGGGCTGTTCTGGCCCCCTTTCTTTTTTAAATATTAAGATTTGATTAAAGTTTGGCGTCTCCGTATTAAATATTAATGGCAATTCTGCCACTATCGGAGACGTACTAAAATGAAATCCAAGTTAGCTGTATTATTTGCTTTAGCCCTCATCACAATGTCTCACCTTGCTAATGCCCAAGGTAGAGACCAGATTGCTGTCGTTGGCTCATCAACAGTTTACCCCTTCACAACTATTGTAGCTGAACAGCTAGGTAGAAGCGGAAAGTTCAAGACACCTAAGGTTGAATCAACTGGCACTGGCGGTGGTATTAAAATGTTTTGTAATGGTGTTGGTCCTCAGCACCCAGACGCTGTTAATGCATCGCGCGCAATGAAGAAGAGTGAGTTTGATATATGTGTAAAGAATGGTGTGAGTGAAATTGTAGAAATTAAAATTGGTTATGATGGTCTAACGATTGCTAATTCTAAACAAGCCAAGCAAGCATCCCTAACAAAACAACAAGTTTGGCTTGCCCTTGCTAAGCAAGTGCCTGATAGTTCTGGTAACCTTATAGCCAACCCATATAAGATGTGGAATCAAATTGATTCATCGTTGCCAGCAACTAAGATTGAAGTTCTTGGTCCACCACCAACTTCAGGTACGAGAGATTCATTCCATGAATTGTTTATGGAGCCAGGCTGCCCATTTGAAGAAAAGAAGAAGTGTCATGCAATTAGAGAAGATGGTGCTTATGTCGAAGCTGGTGAGAATGATAATTTGATTGTACAAAAACTAAATGCAAATAAGAATGCATTCGGTATATTTGGTTATTCATTCCTCGAAGAGAACACAGATAAGGTTAGAGCTGTGGCTATCAATGGCGTTCTACCAACGTTTGAAACCATCGCTTCAGATAAATATACAGCTGCTCGACCATTGTTCGTTTATGTTAAGAAAGCACATATTAATGTGATTCCTGGCCTAAGAGAGTTTATGGAAGAGTATGTGAGCAATAAAGCCATCGGTGAGGAAGGCTATCTTGCTGATCGTGGATTAGTTGCTCTTGAGAAGTCTGAGCTTGCTAAGTCAAGAACAGACGTTAAATTATTAAAAAACTATAAGCCGTAATTTCGCGGCGCCACAAGGAGAATGAAATGCGTAAAGCAATTCTAGCATCTGTTATTTTAGGTACAATGTTCTCAGTAGCGCAAGCTGCTGATGTTGAGCTCGGCGGTGACTTCGCTTATCGTAATGATAGTCTTGAAGTAGGTCCTGCTGACTCAACGCGTGATCGTTTCCGTGCTATTCTAAAAGCCGAAGCCAAGGTCGATGAGAAGGCAAAGGTTGTGTTTGGTCTTCGCACCGGCACAGTCAAGTCATCTTGGAACGACATGGGTGGTGGAAACTCATTGAAGGATGTTGACCTCAATTTAGCATATGTTGAATATGCAGCTGCACCATTTGCAAAGGTAACACTTGGCAAACAAAACCGTCCATGGGCATCCAATGCATTGTTCTTTGACAATGACATTGCCCCAGAAGGTCTAGCAGTTGCTCTTAAACATGATAGTGGTCTTTCAGCAAATGTCTTTAAGCTAAAACTAGCTGAAGGCGGTGTTGCTAAGGACAGTGATCTAGCTGGTCTACAACTTTCTTATAAGAAGAATGTTCTTGGTTTTGATGTTGGTACATCAGCAGCAATATTAAATCAAGAGGTAGTTCTTCCTACAAGAACTGAAAAGTTCGACCAACTATTACTAGGTGTATCTGCAAAGAAGGAAGTAGCTGGTATTCCAGTTACATTATTTGTTGAACAGCTAACTAATGACGAAGCTAAAACCCTAGACAAAGCAACTGCTTATGGTGTTACTTTTGGAAATGCTAAGAAGGCAGGCGATTGGGAAGTTAGCGTATTGAAGCAAAAGGCCGAGGCCAACGCTCTATCAGCCGTTTGGACTGATAGCGACTTCGGTGGTGAAGCTTTAATTCATGACGGTACAGCCATTCGTGCAGCTTATGCA